GTTCGTTCTGTCAGACCCGGGCACGGGCAAGACGGGCGCTGCCGCATGGGCGGCGGACTACCTAATGACGATCGGCGTTATCAAGCGCGTTCTGATCGTATGCCCAGTGTCCATCATGGAGACGGCTTGGCTGTCTGATCTCTTCAAGACGGTGATGCACCGCACAGCGGCGCTCGCAGTGGGCACGCGTGCCAAGCGCGAAGCGGTGATCGCCGGGGGCTACGAGTTCGTCATCATCAACTACGACGGCGTGAAGGTGGTTCGCGACGCACTTGCCAACGGTGGATTTGATCTGATCATTGCTGACGAAGCCAACGCTGTGAAGTCGGTGACGACGGACCGGTGGCGCGCGCTTGCAGGGCTGATCACTGCGCACACACGCCTGTGGATGATGACGGGCACCCCGGCGGCACAGTCGCCTGTGGATGCCTACGGACTTGCCAAGCTCGTGAACCCGGCGGGGGTACCCAAGTTCTTCGGTGCGTTCCGCGACCGTGTGATGTACAAGGCCACGCAGTTCAAATGGATCCCTCGAGCCAACGCCTCCGAGATCGTGCACAGCGTCCTGCAGCCTGCCATCCGGTTCTCCAAGGCGGAGTGCTTAGATCTCCCAGACATGCTGTACACAACGCGAGAGGTACCGCTGACCGCGCAGCAAGAGAAGTACTACGAGAAGATTCGCAAGTCGATGGTAGCGACGGCAGCGGGCGAGCGCATCACGGCGGTCAACGCAGCAGGCATGATCAACAAGCTCCTGCAGATCAGCCAAGGCGTGGCGTACACCGAGGACCGGGAAGTTGTTGAGTTCGACATGCGCAGCCGCATGGATGAGCTGCTTGATGTCATCCGGGCTACGCCCAACAAGGTGATCGTCTTCGTGCCGTTCAAGCATGCGCTCGAGCGTGTGGAGCAGGAATTGATCAAGGAGGGCATATCAGTTGCCACCATCCACGGGGGTACCCCCGCTTCACACCGCGCCCAAAACATCAAGCGCTTCCAGACGGAAGATGACCCGCGAGTCATTATGCTGATCCCGCAGGCTGCCGCACACGGCATCACGCTCACCAAGGCGGACACCATCGTCTGGTGGGGGCCCATCGCCTCGGCTGAACTCTACATGCAGGGTAACGCCCGGGCGCACCGTGCAGGCCAGCGCAACCCCGTCACCGTGGTGCGCATCCAAGGCAGCCCCGTGGAGAAGCGGATCTACAACCTGCTCGATGGGAAGGTGGATCTCCATCAGGGCCTCGTTGAACTTTACGAACAGGAGATTGCTTGACATAGTTATTCGCCCCTGTATAATTCTAAGTCCAATATAAAAGAAGGAGCTGTCCCGTGGATGCTGACAAACTTGTCGCTGCATACATCAAGATGCGCGACGCAAAAGACGCCATCACGCGCGAGTACGATGCCAAGGTCAACGAGATCAAGGAGCAGATGGAGCTGATCGAGCAAGCTCTGCTCGAGATCTGCAAGTCGACCGGGCAAGACGGCGGACGCACGACGCACGGCACGTTCAGCCGCAGCGTCAAGACGCGATACTGGACCAATGATTGGGACTCCATGTACCGCTTTATCAAAGAACACGACGCTATCCAGCTTCTGGAGCAGCGAGTGCACCAAGGCAACATGAAGCAGTTCTTGCAGGAGAACCCGGGCACCCTGCCTGAGGGTTTGAACGCAGACGCTCGTTATGCCATCACGGTCCGTCGGGCCAGCAAGTAACCTAAGGAAATACTTCCATGTCTGAAATCACTCTGTTCAAGCAAGCCGGTGTCGCTATCCCTGACTACATTCGTGCCGATGACGACGACTTCACGCGCAAGATGGCCGGCAACCCCGGCGGCAAATCGATCAGCATCGAGGGCGGTGTCTGGCGCATGATCGTGGGCGGCGAGGAGATCGCCAAGAACGAAGACCGTGCCATGAACTTCGTGGTGGTCAACGGCTCGCCCAACGTGTCGCGGGTCTTCTACTCTGGCAAGTACGTCAAGGGCGAAGCCTCGGCTCCTGCCTGCTTCTCGGCGGATGGCAAGGCCCCGGATCCCACGGCTGTGAGCCCGCAAAGCTCTGCCTGCGCAACCTGCCCGCAGAACGTCGAAGGGTCGGGCGATGGTACGTCGCGCGCCTGCCGCTACTTCCAGCGCATCGCTGTTGCTCTCGAGGGCGATATCGGTGGCAACGTCTACCGCTTGCAGCTCCCGGCCAAGTCGATCTTTGGCAAGCCTGTTGGCGAGAAGATGCCGTTCCAAGCGTACGCACGGTTCCTTGCGGGCCACGGCGTGCCTATGAAGGGCGTTGTGACCGAGGCTCGCTTCGATACGTCGCAGTCCGTGCCGGTGCTGACCTTCCGCTCTGTGCGCCCGCTTACCCGGGACGAGTGGGAGCTGTCGCTGCAGCAAGGATCGACCCCCGATGCCATGCAGGCTATCGAGACGAAGTTCGCCTCGCCCACCAAACGCGCTGCCGCCCCGGCAGCTGCCCTGCCCAACACCTTTACACCGGAAGCCACCGCGCACATGTCTGAGCCGACCAAGCGAGAGAGTAAGAAAGACGCTCCGCCTGCGCCGCCGAAAGACCTGAACTCGGTGCTCTCCGCATGGAGCTCTGACGATGGCGATGAATAAATCACGAGGGTACTCCCACAACCTCGTCAAGCTGATCGAGGGCGCTGATCAACAGTCGATCGGCGTGCAGCTAGGTCGTATGTGCATCGAGAATGACATCCCGGTGCGCGAGATAGCTACGGCTCTCAACGTGTCACGTATGACGGTGTACCACTGGTTCGCGGGGCGGTTCACCCCGCGCCAAGAGTACGTGACGCGTATCGAGCAGTTGCTTGAAGATCGGCGGCGCTCGGCAGTATAGTTGTCCCCCCGGGGCTAGAGAGGCTTCTCTGACGCAGCGGACCACGGCCCGCTGCCCCGGGTTTTTACCGTGTGCTCAACCGCGTGGGGCAATGTGACTACACAATTCTACGAGGCGGTACTACCGCCCACTGGGAACTACTGCGCTGTCGGCATCATCAACAAGCGTGTGGTGCATAGTTTCCATACAACGTTCAGTGAACTACTTCAGAGGGGGGAGGAGCTAAGCAATGAGGGGCTTAACGCCTACTTTGCGCTGGCTACCTTCGAGAAGCCTGAGGATGGGCGCAAAGCAACCAATGCAGTAGAACTTCAAGCGCTATTTCTTGATATCGACTGTGGGTATAACAAACCCTACCCCGATAAAATAGCGGGCAGCCAAGCACTGCGGGAGTTCGTCGATCGTCGAGGTTTGCCAGAACCTGTTCTGGTGGATTCCGGTCGGGGCCTGCACGTGTACTGGCCGTTGAAGGCGCCTTTGTCCGCCGCCGACTGGCGGAACTACGGGCTGCGCCTGAAGCAGACCTGCATCAACGACAAGTTCGCCATCGACATCGCAGTGCCGACCGATGCTGCGCGCGTGTTGCGGATGCCGGATACGAAGAACTTCAAGTCGAGCCCGCCATCGCCTGTCATGTTGATGACGGAGATGCAGCGGTACGACATTGAGGATGTGGTCAAAGGGCTGGACGAAGGTCCCGCCGTCACGATGGATTTGCGCGCGGCCCGCGAGTACGGGCTGGATGAGATGACGCGCAAGATGGCCGGAGGGGACTTCCCCCCGACCTCGTTTGCACGATTGGCTTCACGTAGTTTGAAGGGGGATGCTGGGTGTCGACAGATCGCACACGCGCTGATGAACGCAGAGACGCTGGAGGAGCCGCTTTGGCGCGCGGCGCTTTCGATCGCGTGGCGCTGCACAGACGCAGAAACCGCGATACACAAGCTTTCCTCACCACATCCCGAATATACCTCGGAGTTAACTCTGCAAAAAGCGGAGAATACCCGAGGACCGATGACCTGTGCATGGTACCGCCAGAACTACCCGCAACACTGCGAAGGCTGCCCGCACTCAGTAACAAGCCCGATACAACTTGGGCGCAAGATTGAAGCCGCTCCTGTTGAGGAGGGCGTAACGGTTGTCCACACAGCACCTGTACCGCAGATCCCTGCGTATCCGTTCCCGTACTTCCGTCCCGCTACGGGCGGCGTGTATCGCAAAGAGAAGGACAAGGACAACAACCCGACCGAGGTCAAGGTGTACGCATACGATCTGTATGCCACTGCACGGTACTACGATTCGGATGAGAACGGCGATGGTGACGGCGAGCTGGTCAGTATCTGCATCACAAGCCCGCAGGACGGCGTCCGCCGCCTGACGGTGCCTACCACCACACTGCTATCGAAAGAGAAGGCTCGCGAGCTTCTCGTCAAACACGGTGTGGTTGCGCTCAATAAACAGTTGGAAGACATCATGGCGTACTTTGCATCAACGATCCGAGACCTGCAGCGCAAGAGCCCCGCTACGCGCATGCACAACCAGATGGGGTGGACGGCAGACCTCGATGGGTTCGTAGTGGGCGAGACCGAGTACACACTGCACGGCCCTAAGTTCACACCCGCGTCACTCGCTACGCGCAGCATCACGCCGTACCTAGCCAGTAAGGGATCGCTCGAAAACTGGCGGTCGGTCGTTGACTTCTATGCGCAGCCGGGCATGGAGGCCCATGCGCTTGCGGTGTTCTTC